GCCCGCGCCATGTACCGGGCATGTTAATGCCAAATTGTTCTCTCACGGGCAGGTTGCTTAGCAGGTCGGGTCGCAGCGCGTCAAGAATCACCTTCCTGTTCGCCTGCAATTCGCCCTGATTATTGCCAGAATAAGCGAGGATCATGCTGATATTTCGGCTTTTGCGGATATGGGTTTGATACAAATCCCCACCATTAGTCATCTTGGTCATGATCTGATTCCAATCGCCCATGCCAAGCCCGTGCACCGACAATACCTTCGCATAGTCGTTTATACACAGCAATTCCCCGCCCAAACCGGTATTAGCTGAACGCGCGGATGTTGAATTGCGAATTGCTCCCGTCCAATGGCAGCCTGGCGAATAACCATCAAAGAACGTGCTTGCCTTAGAATCCTGCTCAAATTGGCAGCCATCCACGTAGAACGGCTCGGTGCTGGCAACGGCGTCTCTAACCACGTAAACCCTATAATTTGTAGCGGTAACTGTTGGAGTATAAGTTACTTCAACCCTCTGCCAATAACCGGTGGCCGTGAATTGTTTAGTTGCTCTAATCGTGGTTGTTTGGCGGATCTGAATGCGCATGGCTTGCCCCGCAACGCCTTTGACATAGCAAGAAAAAGTATAAGGCAGGTTTGCTGTTACTTTCAACCCGGAATAATAAGCATAAGATTCCACACCGGAATTCGGGGTAACCTTAGCTGAATAAGCGCCCCAACGCGCTCCATCTCCAGAACTTGCAACAGTTCCGCCGGATGCAGTCCAACCAGTTACAAATTCCGGGTGCGCAAAAGTCGGGTTCTTAATCTGATTTTCGGCATATTTGGGTACAACGATCCAATACTTCATCTGTTCCAACTTCGGTGCTGTCATCTATTCCAAGCCTCCATTAATTCAAATGCCATTTTTATATCCATCGGGTTGGCGGTAGTTGGCATCGTCAGGTTATAGTTGTTAATCACAGCGCCATTGCCTCCGCCCATCATTGCACTGCTTGACGCGTTAGAATAGACGCGCCCGTTCGTGTCGGGGATAAACAGTTCTGGACCCGCTTCGCCAACAAGGTAGGGTTGGCCGGCTAACTCGTAACCGCCCATCGCGTGAGCAAATTGCGGCTCATCGTTGTAAGGGTCATAGCCGTGAGAGGTGCCGTAGTAGGTCGTCACAAAAACACGCTGCTCTTTATCCAGCAACGAGTATTGCTGCAACAGGTCTAATGTCGCGAACGCGCTCACGGCGTCCACGCTCACGTTCCCAGTCTTTTCATCAATCTTGTATCCGTTTATTGTTTCGATGGCTTTCCCATAAGCGTCTATTGCCGCTTGCGCGCCTTCTTTTGACATGACCCCCATATCCACCGCCATTTGCGTGTAAGCGGACAGCTCCGCCGCCGTAACCCCGCCAATCGCGATCGTAGCCTGGAACATGTCGAGTGTAACGCGGTTAGCAAGGTCTGCCATTGAGCCTTTCAGCGCCTCGACTTTGCCCTTTGCCTCTTCGTACTTCTCAGACCCGATCGGGTTGTTTGCCATGATCGTTTCTTGTTCGGTAATGTCGGCGAGAATGTCTGTGTATTTATAGGCAAGGTTGATAATGCCTTTGTAATTGCGGTCGAGCGTGGTGATAGATTCCAACTCTGCCATCATCTTGGCGTGAGCCTCTTCGGATTCTTGCCACGCTTTTGTCATCGCTTTGGCTTCGTCGGTGGTCACACCAATTGCGGCTGCCAGACCTTCATAATCGCCAGAAGCCAGCATCGCTTCAACTGCGGCCGCTTGCGTTTCTTCTGCCAATCCAACATTCGCTTTTTCGCTGTTGTATATTTCTTCAGTAAGCATGACTAAATCAAGCCCCGCATTTTGAGCGGCAACCTGAAACTCTTCCCATGAATTAGTCGAATTGAATAAAGCAATAAGGCTATTCTGGTTAGCCTCGCTCGATGCTATGCTTGCGGCTCGGTGTTCTTCCAGCGCCGTATTGACTGCCCGGATTCCATCTGGGATCGAGGTAAACCCGTTTTTCACATCGCGCAAGGTCTCATTGTATATATCAATGTCAATGGCGCCTTCATTAAATGCATTTGATAAAGTGCTTACAAACTCCGGAAAACGTGACAGGTCGGTTGGCGTCAAATTTTCAATCAGTTCAGCCATGCCATCGGCTGCCTTTGCCGCTACTGGCGAAAGGTCTGATTTCAGCGAGTTGCTAAAATTCGCGGCTGCCGCTTCTAATCTGTTGAATGAACCAATAGCCTGGTCTGCCGCGCTTCCAACTTTCTCGATTTGCTCTTCCGCTTGTTGCAGGAAAGCCTCTTTGAACGCGTCAGAAGCGCTAAGACCAGTTTCTTTCAGCTTTTTCACTTTGGCATCAAACCCGTCAACACTCACGCCGAGTTGATCAAAACGCGCGGTTGTTTGGTTTGTCAGAGCCAGCACCAACTGATTCATGTTCATGCCGAGTGCGCCTGCCACGGAAGTTAACCGCACGACCTCATCATGCGACTTCGCCAACCCAAGCGCCATCAGGTCACCCGCGCTGGCGACCAGTTCAGCATCGCTCATCATTCCTGATGTCGCATTTCGTAAATCATCTAAAAGCGCGCCAGAAACCGCGCCAATGGATTCAGCCAGGTTGTCAAACTTTGAGCGCGCGTAATCTAACTCCGCGCCTTCTTTTGCCGCTGCATAAGCCTTGCTAATCGCATCGCCTAATTTGTTCACTATTTCAAGCGCCTGGTTGAACCCAGTCGCCATCGCAGCGAAGTTGAAACTTTCACCGCTTTTCTCGATGCCTTGTGCGGTTTTGCTTATTTGAGTTTCAGCATCTTTCAAACCCCTCTGGAGTCCGGAAGTATCTGCACCTATACTTGCGAAAAGACTCGCTATTTGTATTGCCATATTATTTCACCAGCGTCTTTCTCGCTTTACTCATGCCGTCTCTCACTTGCAGCCACTCGTTCATATCGGCAACCGAGAGCGCGTCCACATAATCCAGCGTCCACCCTGTTTCTTTCACAAGCTCCCACCGCCAGAACTCCCACGGCATCCCTTGCTTTGTGACGGCTGCCATGTAGACGCGCCCACTTAGTTTTTTGAATCGTTGAGGTCGGCTTCTTTTTTGAACGATTCCCAAATGCCGATTGCAATTTTGCGGTAATCAATCGGATTCAGATCGCCCAATTCATCCGCGCTCATCCCTACCAGTTTGCCAACGATAATGTCGTTGGTATCAGGGTCGGTTTCCTTGTCAATGAGCACGCGCCACTCCTTTTGTGAGATCGCGCTCCAGTCGTACTCAATCTCGCGTCCGTTAGATAGTGTGACCATGTGCTATGCCTTTGGACCGTTCTTTTGGAACGTGCAGCTGATCTCAACCACATTGGCGTAAGGGATATTCAATTTCGCACCCATTGCTATCGCGGGATAAATGTCCTTCTGCTTGCCAGACGCAGTACCTTCAGGGTAGACGGTCAATGTACCGCCTGTTCCGGCTTCAAGCGCACTAACAAGTGCCGTGCCTGCCGACTGGTACAAGCCTGACCATTCGATCGTTGCATCCTTGATTGTCGCAATGTAGGTTTTGTCGGTATCAGCACCGGCAGTGGTTTCAGCCAGGTCGATGTTCGGGTTGATCGAGAGCGTGCGGAAGTCAGTGTTCAAGTTCACCGTACCACCGCTGTACGCCCAAGTTACAACTAAGTTTTTTCCAGTAATTTCAGCCATTTTGTTCTCCTATATAGCTTTTATGATTTATCCATGCGCACGCGGTAATAAGCACCGCAAGCCCACGTATGCTTTCCTGCCTCGTCGATTTCTGGCAGTAAAAAATCTTCTTCACGTGCCAGCCAGAAGTTGTTCCAGCCGGTCACGGTAAGCGTTCCTGATAGCAGATTGTTGATATGCGCGTCAAGTTGAGCCGCTTCCTTTGCATCATCGGCATAAGCTCTCACGTACACGACTTCCTGTACGCTCTCACGCGGTGTGAAATTGTCAGCGCCGCCAGCCGCGTAACTCCAAACCACGTAAGGCAAGGCAGCCCCTTCCGGCGCAACCCCGTGATAAATGCACGTTCCGCCGAGTGCGCCTGTGAGAGCCGTGCCACCTGATAATTTTGTGTAAAGTGCCGCGTTGAGCGCGTTGTAAGGTGATGTCATTTCAACAGCCCCTCTTTCAGTAATTGAATCAGCCTGGATTCGCCTTTTTCAACTGCCGGTTTCAGAAACGGTCTCGCTCCCATTTTGCGCGTGCCCATTTCAACGTAAGCGGCATATTCAGCGGTGTATTCAACATTCACAAAATCACCGTAGGATTCGTTCACCCTACCACTCCCGCGCAAGTAACCAGTTCGATTTTTGTATGCGTTAGACTTCTGCGATTCGCCCAGAATGTACCAAGCCGCGCCCCTAACCGCTTTCTGTTTGTTTCCAGGTACTTTGGAAAGCAGCTCATTCAGCTTGCTCGTGTCAACGCTTACGCTTATGCTCATTCGGCACGCTCCAATTCAGCACGCCTAACCACGTCCCAACTTTGCTTATCATTCACGCTCAATACCGACCAAATGCAAGCGTCAATCTGAACCCTGTTCTTCGTGCTGATTGTTGTGGTATAAGGCAAGCTCAATACCGCTTTACTGTAAGATTGGATTGCGCCGCCGGTCATCTTTTCCGAACCGGAACGGTAGTCAATTCTGCAAGCCACATTTGCGAGAGCCGTGCCCCATGCCTCTGTCATTCCGCCTTCACCGTCCGATGTATAAGCCACGCTCAAAATGTCGCAGGTGGTATTCGTACTTTCCAGCAGGTCGTTGATGTCCTCTCGCATTTGTGCCAGTTCCCTCGCGGTCAAACCAATGCTCATAGGTCGTTCCTCACAATTCTGGATGTTTGCACGCCCTCGCTTGCGCTTCTACTCTGGTAGTATTGCGACATGTTCAGGTATTGTTGCGCCTGCTGACTCCGCTTGATCGAGTGACCGTCTGTCGAGAAGTCAACCAGCCCTGCCACGTGCGATGCCTTCATGCGCCATATGTCAGCCGCTGCCGCGTAAAGGTCGTAACTGAATCCGCTCCAGTAGAATGACTTGCCGCTTTGGTCAGTTGCAAACGTCACAATACCGCGAGCATAATCAGCCGTATAT